GGCTGTTTTGAGGAAACTACCGCCCCATAGGGATTTTTCAACCGTTTCAGGTTGATTCTGTACTATCTCGCCGAGATCGCCAGACTTTCGGAAAGCAGTATCTGCTTCTACAGCATCTACTCTCTTACCAAATTCATTGAATACATTTGATGCTGCTGCAATGTCTTTTGCTACCGCTTCAAATGAGTTTTTTACTTCATCTACATCTACCTTTGAAGACTTAAGAAGTTCTACTTCTGCTTGTAAAGATTTGACTGTTGATACTAGATCGCTAAAGGCTTGGTTAAGATCGATAGAGTTATCTGCATCTGCAGGAACTTCATCTGACTTAGGAGCCATTGGCTTCATTGCCTCAGCCTCTTTAGCAGCTGCAATTTCTTCATCAGTCATTGGCTTTTCAGCCTTTTCTGTTGATTCTTCTGCATCTTCTTTAGCATCTTCTTCATCAGTCATTGGCTTTTCAGCTTTTTCTGTATCAGATTTTACTAATGCTGCTTCGACTGCTTCTGTTGCTTCCGCAACTGCAACTGCCTCTGGAGCGACCTCTACTGCTTCAACTGCAACTTCTGATTTCTCAACGATTTCTTCTGTTACGTTTTTTGTTGTTTTTGCCATAGGATTTGCCTCCTTGTTAATCTTAGAAGTATTAATGCCTTTAGCACTATCAACTAAGAACTTTATCATGTTTGTTTTTTCATTATCCGTTTTTTCAACGAAACCTATATTAGTCATTTCATTACCATTTACTGGGCTTGTTTCAGATTCATTTTCTGAAACCAGTACAAGGCCAGATTCTTTGTCCCAAAACACATTCTCAAGCAATGTTTCGTCACCTTTAATAATATCTACTCCGTCAACCTTTTCAATAGATACAATGTTTGCAAATTGATTGGCAGGGGAATCAACAAGACTCAACTCTACCAAATCATATTGCTTAATAACTCTAATGGTCTTATCTGATTTTTCATCATAAGCGTCATCCCACTTATTCATTCTTCCGCCAATAGAAAAACCTTGCAGTGTTCCGTCAAGAACCTTTTCCCAAGTATCTTGCGCTCCCTTAGAGACATAGGCAGATACAAAAACACCATTATAAAATTTTTTTGTTTCTGGATCAAAGTATCTATCTGATTTAAAAGATACCATTTTGCCTACTGCTAGTGGCTGGTGCATTTCTCTAATGTTTCCTCGGAATTTTGCAAAAGCATCCATTGATGCTTCGGCTGTTACAATATCATCTTGCTTATCAACGTTATCCAATGATGCAAAACCAGAAACAATACGACGCTCTATATCTACCTTAGTAAGGGGCATTGATAGACGGACATTTTCCCCATCCGTATTCCAATGGGCTTTGGATATATTATTCACAATTATATTATAATCCCTTTTTATTCATTTATTTAAAAACTATGCTTATTCATCAAATTTGCGACCTTCACCTTTTGGATTTCTTCCAGCAACGGTTGATGGGCTATCAGAATTATTATTTGTTCTTTCCCCATCTCTTGCTCTATTAGCAGTAGCGTCTGCTGCTTGTTCTGGCTTCATCTCTAAAGGTTCATCTCCACCATCTCTTTGTGGCATACCCAAAATTATACGAGCTTCATTTGGAACCATGATCTGAGTCTTAACATATCTTTCAAGAATTTGAGACTGTGTAATCTCATCGGTCAAAGTAAGCTCATTAAACTTAAAGTCTAAGATGTCTGTTTTTTCACGAATTATCTTGCTAATCATCTTGTTTAGTTTATCTTGTGCTGGTCTGGCTACCTGCTCCTTAAATGTTCTATCTTGAGCAAGTGCTGCTGCAATGCCAGAGGCATCGCTGCCACCCAACTTAGACAAAGGAACTTGATGGGCTATTAGGATATCATCACGGTTTTGTTTGCGATATTTTTCAAATGATCCTTCTTGAACGCCATTTTCAATTGGCTCCATCTTAAACTCAACCTTGTTAGTTTCTGAGTCTCCTGGAAGTGGAATATAAAGGGTTCTATGTGATTGTCCTTTTAGTCCAGTTTGAAGGAATCTAAACATTTTGTCTTCTGCGTCTGAAGAAAGTTTGGCACCTTTTAGAGTTACAACATATCTTGGAACAGCTTTATTTTGGAAGTAGTCAATGTTGTATTGAGAAGCAAGGCTATCACCATACAAAGAGTTGATAGCCGAAATAATATCTGGAACACCATAAAAAGTATTTAGCGGTGAGTATTGCTTAAAGTGAATAATCTCATTTGGTCTAGCGTCAGTACCTAATGGGTTTGGATTTGTCGCTCCAAAGTTACGGAAGTAAACAACTTTATTTGCAATTACCTGAACAAAACCATCACGTAATCTTCGAACACGAACTGTTGTAGAAGGAATGTGCCCAATATAACCAATCTCCCCCTTTACAGTTCTACCAACTTCAAGGTATCCGTTGCCAGTTGCCTGTAAATCTGTCTCAACCTTTTCCATAGATGTTGTAAACGAGTCATCACTATTTAAGCTTTCTAGCCAGTCTCTAACTTCAATCTTTGCTCTTTCAATTCTTTTTCTTGCACGATCTATTGAGGCTGCATCTGAAGAAGATTCAAGCTTTAGCATCGTTCTTGGAGATACTTCAAAGTCATAACCTAATCCAACAATGTTCTCTACTTTTGCATCAATAGCAGCATGATTAGCGAATGAAGTATCATAAAAATTAGCAAGCTCATACATGTTCCAAGGTGGAGTGATCACATCAAACAGACCATAGCCGTTACGATAAATTAATCCAGGATTTATTTCTTTTGACTGGGCGCCGTTAATACCAGAGCTAACAGCACGAGCAGAGTCAATATACCCTTGTGACGCATCAACTTTGGATACGTCTGTGTCTAGTGACTTAGCTACACGAGAAGTGCGACGTTTAAAATTATTATCTAATCCGCTAAGGTTTTTTAAATCATCCCAAGATTTATTAAATGGGTCTTGTTTTTCAAAGGTGTCATCAGATTCAATTGTTTTATCAATCCTTGCTCCAATAACATAATCATTTCTATCTGACATTAGTCATCACTTCCATATTTTGCGATTGTGTCTTTAGCTGCTTGAACAGCACCAAGGTCATTCAAAGAAGGAATCAATCCTTCTGCCATTCTCTGCTTTTGTTCAGAATACTCTTCTTCTGAAATTCTGGTTAGGCCTGGAACAAAAATACAGTCCCCGTCTCCTTCATCACCATAATGTTTTGCTGCTGTCTTTAATTCAGAAATTTTAGAAAGGTCACCCTTCATAGAAGGAATGTTTAAAACTGAGCCAGATCCGTCTGTAAACCATTTGCCATTAGCCTTCTTATAAACATAGAGGCCCCAATCATAATGCTTTTCAATGACTTTGACTTTAGATTCACCAACTTGCCCCTTCATTTTAGGGGCTGGCTTACTCTTTTTCTTTGGATTTTGAATATTCATAACCATAAGTATACCATATTAGATAGCATTAAGGGTTGCTGATTGCCAAGAAACATCTTTATAGAATGTATACTGATATGAACCAAAATTAAGCTTTTGCTCATAGCCATCGCCAACAATAATTTTGTTAGTTCCAGTATACATTTGGTAGATTGTAGACGGTTGCACTCCAGATAGTTCAGAAGATGATAAAACTAAAACGTTATTCCATAGATATGGAGTCCAAAAATCCCAATCAATTATAGATAAACCAAGATTTTTTACTCTATACCAGGATCTAGGGTTAGACTTACTAACCTCTTGTAAGCTTGTTCCTTGATAATATGAAATATTATTTGCTAAAATTGGACCAGTTAAATTAATTGAGCCAACCATGCTAGAAAAATTAAGAGATTTGGCAAAAGAAATTCCAAGGAATCCCCACTCTTTTATAGTTACTACTGGTTCTTTTACAATATTTCCATTCCAGTAAAAAACAAGTCCATTTTCCATTTCACCAGTTTTAGCATTTACCGCATAAATCTTAGCTCGTTGTCCATCAGGACCATTTGCGACCATAAATAACTTGATAACTGAATCCTTTGATCTAATTTCAAATATTTCAGTTGCTGAGTATGGGAAAAAATCTTGATCATATTTAACTGTTGCCTGTAGCGCAATTACCTTATAGTTTGAAGAAGCTGTTGTATTTATTGGAATAGATATTCCACGACTTATAAGTGGATCGTAAGTACCTTTTAATTCTACTCCGCTATGTTTTGTAAGATTTAGATATGGAGAACTTCCTTTATATATAGCAAACGGATTTTTGCTCTTATAGTTGTAATAAAAACCTGACTTCTTGTATGGATATATCTGTGAACCAAACTTAGTTCCTACAGGATTTGGAGATACGTCATTAAATGCTTCAGAGCAAATCTGTAAAGTTTTTATATTTACCTTGTTTTTTAAAACAGACTTTACTTTAAAGTCAATATGGAATACTACCTTTAGATCATTAAAGTCAACATCTGCAGGTGGATAAATAATCGTGTGATTTACAACTTCATACTTAGTGTTGATCCAATTTGGGCCTGGCTCTAATACTCCAGACTTTGGAGCATTCTCTGTATATGTAAAGAATTGATCAGTGGCATTAGCTCCATTTAAAAGATATTCAAAACTAATATATGTTCTTATGTTAGAAGTTGTTGTATCATACGAATAAGATTTTGATGATTTATTCTTTAAGTCTAAATAATCGTTGTATCCTGTAAATAAATGGTTATCTAGAGAGGCATAAGTTCTTTGAATTGGGTTGGCAAACTGTTGCTGAAGATCTGCATATGCCCAAGATCCAACTGTTTCTGTTTCAACAAAGACTGAGGGTTCTGGGTAGTTTACATTAAATTGTAAGAAATCTAAATCATAATAGGAATTACCTTTGGCATTAGTGACATACTGTGCAAAATATGTTAATGGAACATAGTCTTTCCATGATCCGTCAACATTGATGTCTAGAGAGTATTTTCCAAAATATATTGCAGGGGTCAGAGTATAACTTGCTAAATGTAGTTCAAGCAAATGAGCAGCAAATGAAGAAGGGTTCCCTCCATCTAAGATAAAATCCCAATACGATGCTTCATTGCCAAAATAAGTTTCACCTGCGTCATAGTCTATAACGGTTCCATATAAATTAAAAACATCTTCATAGCTAACTGGCATTCCTTTTTCATTAAAAAGGTCTTTAATCTGTTGATAGTTTTTATCTGTAGAAAATCCAACACTATAAATATTTCCAGAAAAAGTATGATCTAATTCTTTAGAGCCACCAACATAAAATTTTAGACCACTTCGGTTGTTAAAGAATGAGGCAACTGAACCACCAAAATATAAAATAGCGGCATCTAAATCAATACCAACAGAAAAATTGTTTCCAATAGAATACCCTACGCCAGTATAAAACACCTGCTCAACACCATTGTACTTAATCTTGTATATAATGTCAGAACCATTTAAACTAACGTTAAAATAATTTCCTGTATTTTCAGAATCAATGTGGATTAGGGTCTCGTTGACGGCTTCTGTTTTTGCTTTAAATACTCCATAAAAACACTTAACATCTTCTTTTAATAAGTTAAAGTCATCAAACAAAAGGTAGCCATTGACGGAGTTCCAGGTATTTTTAGGTTTTAAAGAAAAGAAAAGCGATGATTCATTTTGGGAAGAACCTGAGTTATCAGTATAAAAATCAGACTCAGTTTTTGTATCAAAAACAATTGATGGCAAACTATATGTTGGAGTAGTTAAAACATTATTTTCAATAACAAGGTTATCCAAACTTCCTTGCGACCATCTACCTAAATTGGGATAATTGTAGTTATTGGTATAATCAGCAAAAGAATAATCTATAGCTACAGAAGTTCCTCCATATGCGCTATTAACATTTTCTGGAAACTCCACACCTTGCCCATAAACAAACCTTCTTTTTGCCATCACTGAAGAAACTTTATATGGGTATATAGCAATGCAATCAACTTGCACCTGAGAAACATCTTCATGTGCCCAGACACCAAGCCAGTCATTGTCAAGAATACTTTCACTTATAGTTGAATAAAGATCAGGCAGAACAAGTTCTGATGTTAAATAATTTAAAGATATAACCTCATCACCATTAATAAGTAAGCTGGCATTGTTTTGTGCAACTCTAATATGAATAAGCATTGGCCTATCCCACTCCCCGACAAAGTGAGAAGCAATGTTGTCACCAATTTTTAAAATTATAAAAGGTCCGTTTACCCATAGTCCGTTGTCGCCTCGAATATTTCCAAATATTTTTTTAGGTACAGAAGTGTCTGAAGCAACCCTTAGCCATAACTCTGCCGTATAGTCTTTATATTTTCCAGAAGAATTTAAAAATCCCTTGCCTGGAATTACCAAAGATGGTTGTCCATAATTGTCATATATATTTGTAACATTGCTAGAACCATATACTAGTGGAACTCCAGCATTTTTTGCAGTAAGCCTATTACCATTGATAAGGTAGTATCCAAAAGACTCTTCTAATCCATAAGAACTTGCTGGAATAGCATCAGGCTGGTAAGTAAAAATTCCAGAGGGCAACACCGTTGGTTGAATTCCCAAAGAAGAAGAATTAAACTCTTCATTCCATTGACCCAAAGTTACGCCATTAACTAAAAAGTGATAGTCATCTGTTGAGTTTGAACCATTCAAAAACCTTATCTTAATAACAATTTTTAACGTTGTATTCTCTTCTGGTATTGTAAAAGTTTCAGAAATAAATTGCCACTGCTCAACAATTGCTGTATTAAAAGATTTTGTATGCTGAATTACGCTACCTGAAGTTGTATCGTTATATTGATAGCCTATCTCAAACCCATCAACAAAAGAACTTTGAGAATAAAAAAATCCACCTATTGAAAAAGTGCCAAGAGAGTAGTCTAACTCTGTAAAATTAATAATATCATCACTTAAAATAACTACTTCACCAGATGCTCCTTGAGGAACATTTCCGATGATTTTTCCAACATAGCTATTATTAAAAGGTTCGTTTGTAATATCTGTAAAAGCTTGTTTAGATCCAGATTCGTCTTGAATTTCCCAATTAGAAAAATTTCTTTGACTTTCACTAATTAAAGAAATATAATCAGCTTTATCATCTAGTGCCCAAAGAGCCAGTGGATGTTCCGCAAAAATCTTTTCAGCATATAAGTTAGATGGGTTAGTCATAGTTCTCCTAACCTATTTTACCACAGAAGCCTTATTTTATTTTAATCTCACAGTAGTCTGTAGTACAGTAAGATTCTCCAAGTGCCTCAAGATTATCTACCCCGTCATAAATAGCAGAGAAATCAATATGACCAATACGGCCTACATAGTAATCGTATTCTTCTTCTGTAATCTGAGTATACGGTTGCTGTGGATAGGTATGATTTCCCATTGGAAGGAAGGAGACTGCTTTTAGTTGCCCCTCATACATATGCAAAACTGTTGGAACATGCTTAGACTCTGTTTCTTTATCAAAGGATAGGGTCACAGATACTCCGTTGTCAGACCAATACTTTTGAGCTGTTGCAGCAAGATTAATCTTTTCAAATAAAGTTACATCCTTTTCAGATCTTGGATGACCTGATTTAACTGGGAAGTAAACTACTGATGTGTTGGCTGATACTAAATCGTCTTCAATTTTATACCCTGCTGCTTTAAACAAATGAAGCATTGGGTCAGTATTTCCAAAACGAATAGCACGAAGGAAGAAGTTTCCTCCAGGACCCCAGTGAACTCCAGGAGTTGCACCAGAAAGAATTGAAACTGATCCTGACGGCTTAACTGTTGTTACACGAATTGATTCACGAACACATAGCCACTCTGAATATTTTCTATCATAGTGACGTATCTTATTGTAACCTTCATCCATCCATTCACGAACAATTGGCAATCCATTTTGATCTGCAAATGATGCAATACCTGTAAGAGATGTACCAATACGGCGATTGCGTTGCATAATACCGTTTGTTTGTTGCCAATGTGTTGGAAGAAGTGTTACAGTCTTACCGTAAAGGTATGCAAACTTTAATGTCTTGAGGAAGTCCTCCTTGGAATCATGACGATTTAAGTGCACTTCTACAAGTGTACAAAGTTCGTATGATTCTAATGGCTGCTCCGCACAAGGATTAAAGCCCATAACACGGTAGTCTTTTCCATCTGCTGGATCTGCTAGACGACCATAGTTACGAGCAACATCAAGCCAGATAAATCCTGGCTCTCCATTGTTTACAATTAAATCTGTATATTTTTCATAATCCATTCCAACTGTTGCTGCAATAGAATTATTAGACATCCATGCCCAACCTGGTTGTTCTGAATCATACGAGTTGCGCTCTGGAAATACTTCTGGATTCTTTAGATTAATAAAATCTTCATCTCCTGGAGCACCAAGAGCAAGCGTTGCAGAACGACGTACATTTCCTGAAACAACACACGTTCCAATCAAATTAACAATGTCTGTAATAGCACGAGAGTCTAGGATTTCCCCTGCTCTGGAGCCAATGACATGATTGATCTTATCGTGTAATGCAATGAGAGGTGCTGGACCGCTGGCAACCCCTCCAAAGCCCTTAATCGGTGCTCCTAGAGGTCGGATAAGATCGTAGCTAAACTTCTGAATAGGCTGATTTGCTCTTAGGTAAGAGTTTAATAGGATACGTACTGATTCTACCCAACCTTCACGAGTATCTGGAATTTCAAATACAACTGCTGGCTCTGTTGGAGCATAAATTGAAAAATTCTTTTCTTGTCCTATTGTGTCAAAGCCAACACCAATACCAAGCATTAAAGCATCCATAACCCAAGCAAACAAAGCTCCTGGATCATTACGATC